AAAGACTCAAATAGTTACTTCATGAATGTTTCTTTATTGTTTTTTATATTTTTCACTTCTCTATAACATTTACAAACTCATAATATTTCATGATAACATGTATATGATCTTCTGTAATGAATTTTACATTGTCAATCTGATTAAGTACATCAATCATTTCATTTAATTTGTTTGATGATGTTACATTTTCAATCTTAGGAATAATGCTATTAATAGATTCTTTCAATCTATTTGTTTCAGATGTAATAAATGTTTTAAATTCATCTGATGACGTCTCCATGTTTATATAATTGCCTAATAATGTTTTTTGCTCATTTAATAGACCATTATATTTATCATTATATTTTTCAATCATTATCTCAAATGCTGATAATCTAATGTCTTCTGATTCTGCTAAATATTCAGATGATGTATTATTAGATGATTCTACATTACATATACATTCTATTAGATTTTGTTTATTTATTACCATTACTGGAGGATTATCCAATTGGTTGTATTCAAATAATGTATAGATGCTTGCATAGTTTTGGTAATTCTCTACTATTATATCAAAGAAAGAATCCCCGCCGAAATATGATGTAATGTCTTTGTATAATCTATATTTCTCCTTATTTAATTTTTCAAGGTCTAAGGAGTTTCTAGCTTCTTTTATAGATTCAATAAACTCATTCGCTAAACTAGGACTCTTTAATTTCTCTTTGGTTAACATTTGATAGAAAGTTAACTCCTGCCTAATTTCTGAATTATTCGAAAAATGCTTTTTTATAATCGAGGATATTTCATTTATCCCTTCCCCTTGTAATACATTGCTAGTCATTTTTTTCACTAACATTTCAAAAATCAATCCCGTATTCCGGTGTTTTTTGTGTTTTATTTTTTTCATTTTTTATATTTGTGAATTTCTTATTAGAAGAAATTATTTTAAATAAATATTATAATGTTTATCTAAATCACTCTAAATCTAGTAAGTTATTTTCATTTAGTAAATCTGAATCCTGTGCTTTTTCATTTTCTTTGAATGCTTTTTCAATGATTAGATTCTTGTTTCCTATAGTACTGTCAAATTGTCTGCGAAGAGAATTTACTAGTTTTGATTCTAAATTTACCGGATTCTCTCTTTTTCTAGCTTTTAAAGGATCTTTTTCTCCTTCTAAATTAGATTTCATATCCCGATCTCCCATAGAATCTCTACCATTAACTTTATCGTCTTTTGTTCCAAAGGTTCCTATTCTTTTTGGTCTTCCTCTATTATCCTCTTTATTTGCAAATTCTAATTCTTCTCCATCGTCAAATGACATTGCGTCAACTTCATTTCCTTTAGATGCTAATTTTAATGACATCATATCGTGTGGGGTACCAAAACTTTGTCCGGAAAGTTTTGGATCATTTCCTTCTGTTTCTATCTGAGCATGTCTAAAAGTTGTCATCAAATCTTCAATAATCAATTCCTCTTCTGTTAATCTTTCTGATTCCGATAATTTAAACAAGTTCTCATGAATATATTTTCTAGAAAATAGTTTAGAATCCTGCATAGTTAAAGCGAGATTCATTTTCTCCGTCATTATTTCAACTTTCTGTCTTTCATAAACTAAAGAAGGGTTATTTAAAGAAAGAGAAAAATCTATTAATTCCTCATTTTTATATCCCTGAGTATATAGGTGAATAATTGCAATCTTATTTAATTCAGATACTATTATCTTTTGTATTCTTTCTATTGTTCTTGCGAATCGTACATCTTCTGCTGCAATCATGGATTTACCCTCCGTGTCCTTATCATACCCCAAGAAAGGCTTAGGTATTTTTAAGGCAGCCATCATCCTATTCCTCACATATTCAATATCATCCATGAAACCTTGATTACCTAATCCTGGTAGAGTTGTTATTTCACTACTTGAATCCTTGCCTCTAACCGGTAAATAGTAATCTTCTAGCATATTCTGGAGATTAAATTTTAAGTTATAATCTCCTGTTCTTTCATCAACATATGGTGTTTTCTTCATTGCCGATATGATAGTTGACATGTAGTTATCTACTTCATTAGGGGGAATGCTTCCAACATTTATTTTAAATACTCTTCGTTCCGGCGCTCTCATTATTCTATGAATCAACATAGCGTCCTCCATCAACGTTAGCATCTTGAAAATCTTTCGTGCAGGCTCTATTTGGCTTCTACCATAAGGTAAAAAATTACTATCAGATAATAATCTAAAATGAGCTATTTCATGATAATCTAATTCTTTATTTTTTCTTTCCTCGTTTCTATACACAATAGGACTCATTTGAGTAGTATGTAATCCTTCGTATATAAATTTAACTTCATAAGGATTTTCCGGGTTTGTTCCTTCCATCCTTCTAACTTCATAGGCTGATAAAGGAACAACATTTTTTATACCAAGACCCTCTTCTATATCTAAATATAAATAAAAATCTCCATACTTACATAGAGATCTTGTCCAACTCCATAAATTATAATCTATATTTAATATATCGTAAAATAAATTATAAAGTATTTTTTTAATATTCTCATTTGGAGTACTAATATTTAACAAATCTCCCTCTACTGACATTACCGTACTTTCGTCTGCATAAATATCTAATGCAGACGCTATGATTGGATCTGTATCCATGGCTTCATAGTCTGTGAATATCTGTAACTTTGAAGAGTGAAAATTTATAGTGTTGTTATTAGGAGAATACCCGTATTGCCTAGATGTATGTAAACCAGAGAATCTGTCCGCATAACCGACTTTATCTTTAGTACCTGCACCTTGTAGCCTAGAGGTGTCAATAACTTTAATCCTGTCTTTTCCAATTCTTCTAACAATAACTTGCGTAGAAAATAATCTCTTTAGTTTTGCTTGTATTGAATTATCCATATTTTTATTTTATAAGCCAAGTTAGACTCTCTGATTCATTGCTTTTAGTTTTCATAGACCAAGAGTCGTGTACTTTATTAGAGTTACTTGGAGTGTATATAGTTTTTGTTGTATTATTTAGTAAAGACCTAGTGAAACTTATCCCTAGTGTTTTCATCTTCAAAGAAGTATCTCTGACCCAAAGTCCTATAGCGAAAGACATAACCAAGTCATCGTTATACCCGTCTCTAGCCTCTGCTTTATGGTCTTTCCACACAAAAGTAAACAATTCTTGTATTAATCTCTTACTATATACTATTGGAGATTTTTCTCTATAGTATGTTTCTAATTTAGAAATCATCACAGGTCTTGTTTTGGTGGAAGTTGTAAATCCTGGAACCATGTTGTCTTTAATTAAGTAGTCGTGATTTAGATTAACATGTACATCCGGGTCTACGAAAGGGTCGTTTCTGAAAGTATAATAAAGATTTTGATATCCTAAATCTATTATAGTCTGCAAGACAGCCCAGCCAACATAAGCATTTTCTACAGCTAGTAAAGCTCCGTTGTATTCTGAGGCTATACTCATCAATAAATGTCCAAATTCGGTGGTGCCAATCATACTCTTAAATTCTGCAACTTGTTCTAATGTTTCTATATTTAAAACATGAAAAGCAGAAAAGTCAGAAGAATCACCTCTAGATACATCCGCACATACAACATAAGTACAATCACTTTCAGGATATTTCCACACCCATAAATCCCCAGTCTCACCTCTTTTTTCTATTGGGTCTTTTACACAATTATTCTCATACCATACTAAAATACTACCATCAACAACAGTATGACCAGATGTTAAGAAGTCGCCATCGCACTCTTGAGCTGCTGCTTTTTCTCCTAGTAATATGTCTTGTTCTTTTCTCCATTTCCAATCCCTTTCAGGGTGAACAGTCCATGGTAAAAATATAGAAGTAAAATCTCCTCCATTTAAAGATTCTTGCCAAACTCTATGAAATAAATTACCTACTCCATTAGGTGTGGATAATAATATACAACTACCTCCCGTAGCTAATGTAGATTGTGCAGCTGTCCAAATTTCTTCCGAATTAGAAATGTGAGCTGCTTCATCTATAACTAATAAAGACAATGCCTCAGATCTTGCAGAATCAGGACTTGATGATACGGCTTTAACACTAGACCCATTATTTTTAAATCTAAGCATCATTTTATTGTCCTCTAATGTCTCTTGTTTTAGCCATGAAGGTAAAAAATCATGCATTAATCTAATTTTATGAACTAAGTTTTTTGCTACATCTTGTTTGGTTGCAATAATAAGAACTTTATACCCGCTGTTAAATATCATATTATGCAAAATGAATGCAGCTGATAAAGTCGATATTCCTAACTGTCTTCCTTTGTTTATGATAATATACCTTTCATTATGCATCTTTTCTAATGTAGTCTCTTGGAATGGGTAAAGACCAAATAATATACGTCCTTTTGTAGGATGCTCTATTTTGCAGTATTTCTTAGTGAAATAAGTTGAATCTTTTGCACATTTCTTATACTCCTGAGCTATTGCTAGTTTTACTTTATTTGTTGACATCTATATTTAAATCTTCTTCATTTATATTATATGTTCCCATTATATCATCTCTTAAATTATTAAAATCTGATCTAATCTTTTCCAAAAATGATTCTTTATTTTCAATTGACCATTTTTCAATAGACCCATCTGCATGAGAATATCCCATGTTGTCAAATGATTTTAATAAAATTTCTACTTCTTTAGATGCTTCTCTTAGAAATGATACTGCATTCTCTTTCTTTTTATCATGAACATAAGTATCAAATTTTCCATTTAGCTTTAAGTCCGCTTCATATTTTATTGTACATTCTAAGCATCTTCCTGTCTTTTTTCCTAATTTGTAATCTGCTTGACCGAAAAGTTTGCCGTCACATGTATCTAAGCAATTCGGAAATTTACTTATGCTATCTAATTCTTTTAGTATTTCCCTAACTCCCTTAGATCTTTTTACTTTATACCCATCTCTTTGTTCCCATTCCGTTACATGACCCATAGGTGAAACATCTTCCCATATATCTCCT